GTAACTAAACGATTTGACGAGATCCGTAAAGGTACGGAGGCTTCCAACGCAGCCACTCAGGCAGCCGCTCCCAGAAAGCAGTTGAATTACAGCACTGCGACTGGCGCTGTTTCGGCCAATGCAATGGCCGGAATAGACAGCGAGATTAAGCGTCTTCAGGGGCAGGTGGATGTCGAAAGTGCCATCCTCAAGGACAGGCAAAGAATCATCGACCTCTACGAAAGTCAGGGCTACCTGAGCTTTAAAGATGCAAGTGAGGCGCGCTTGGCTGCGCAAGAGGACTTCACGGAAAAGCTTCGTGCACTGTCTGCAGATGAAGAGACGATCTTGCGCAGAGGCCTAGAGACAGTCGCTAAGACCACCCAAGACAAACTTAAGCTTCAGGATCGTCTGGCTGAAATCACTTTAAAACGGCAAAGACTAGAGCGTGACGCTCAACAGTCGAATTTGGAGCGCCAGATTCGGTTGCCTGGCGAGTCGATGAAGGATCTTCAAGAGCAAGCAGCCCGAGGGCTTGGGGAGCTTCGTGCGGTTGAAGAGCAAATCAAAACTTTGCGTGAAACGGGCGCGATCAGTGAACTGAAATCATTGCAGCAACTGGCAACGGCACGCCAAGAAAGTGGTCTTCAATTGTCAGCGCTTGCTCGACAGGCACGTGAATTGGCTGAGGCAGCGCCTGGTAACGAAAAGTTAGCAGATGCCCTCAGAAAAATTGAGGAAGCGGCTCGACAGGCAGCCGATGGCGCATCTCTTTTGACTTTACGCGTCAAGGAACTGTCTGATCCGGAAGCTGGTTTTGCCAAGGGCCTGCGATCTGTTGCCGAAGAGGCCGAGCAGGTTGGCAAGCAAATGGAGTCAGCCACCACCCGAGCATTTAACGGGATGACCGATGCTTTGGTGAACTTTGTGATGACCGGTAAGCTTGATTTCAGAACCTTGGCGAACTCCATCATTTCTGACTTGATCAGGATTCAAATTCAGAGGGCCATCACACTGCCCCTGGCCAACGCCATGGCCGGGTTCTTTGGTTTTGCCAGCGGAGGTGTCATGACTTCTGCAGGTCCAACTGCACTGCGCAGTTATGCCAGCGGGGGTATTGCCAATTCACCTCAGTTAGCCCTTTTTGGTGAAGGCTCTCGCCCAGAAGCCTATGTACCGCTGCCTGATGGTCGTTCAATTCCCGTAACCATGAGTGGGGCTGGGGGCGGTGGGGATGTCTTCAACATTTCCGTCAGTTTGACTGATTCAGGTGCATCTAGCCGTGGTGATGACCCAGGTGGGCGCGATTTAGGCCGCGCTATAGCAAGTGCAGTGCGGCAAGAACTCCTTGCGCAAAAACGTGCCGGTGGCCTGCTTGACGGTCGCAGGGGGGCGTAAATGGCCACATTTACTTGGACTCCTTCTGTTGGTGCCAATTTGTCAATGCGTCCCACAGTGCGCCGTGTCTCCTTTGGTGATGGCTATGAACAGCGCTTGGGATTCGGAATCAATACACAGCCGCAGGTGTGGTCGCTGGAGTTTCGCGGACGCACCAGTAGTGATGCCGTAGCAATCGACAACTTTCTTCGGGCTCGTGGTGCAGTCCAGGCCTTTGATTGGACGCCTCCAGGTGGATTGCCTGCCAAGTTTGTTTGTGATGAATGGAGTCGTTCCGTGGACGAGCCAAATATTGAATCTGTCCGAGCAACTTTTAAGCAGGTATTTGATCTCTCATGACTGCTGTCGCCATCTCTTCGGAAATCCAGAAGCTCGCACCCAGTAGTGTCATTGAGCTGTTCGTTTTGGATCTGGCGATCTTTGGACAGGGGCCAGTGCGCTTTCATGCAGGTACAAATGCGTTGCAGCAGCGCGTGGTCTGGCAGGGGAACGCCTACGAAGCATTTCCAATTGAGGTCGAGGGGTTCGAGTTCAACGGCAATGGCCAGGTGCCAAGGCCGCGTCTGCGCGTGGCGAACGTCACTGGAGCCATTACGGCGCTTGTACTGACCTATCAGGACTTGGTGGGTGCCAAGATCACACGCAAGCGAACGCTTGCCAAATACCTTGACGCAGTTAATTTTTCCGGTGGATCAAACCCAACTGCTGACCCTTTGGCGGAGTTTGCCGATGACATTTATTACGTGGATCGAAAGTCGCGTGAGACTAGAGATGTTGTTGAGTTCGAACTCGCGGCTTCATTTGATCTTGAGGGCGTAACTTTGCCGCGCAGGCAGATCGTTCAAAACGTATGTCCCTGGCGTTACCGGGGATCTGAGTGTGGCTACACAGGCTCTAATTATTTCAACGCTAACGATCAGTCTGTAGTGTCAAGCATTCAGGATATCTGTGGCAAGCGATTGGCTTCATGCCAGGTGCGGTTTGGACAAAACGCTGAGCTTCCATTCGGCGGTTTCCCCGCAGCTGGGTTGATCCGTTGATGCAAAGCGAGAACCAGTCTCTGGCAATGGATCACGCCCGCGAGGAGTATCCGCGCGAATCTTGTGGCTTGCTTGTGATCCGCCGTGGCCGTGAGGTGTATGTGCCTTGCCGAAACATCGGCGTGGGCACCGATCAATTCGTTATCCATCCCGAGGACTTCGCACAAGCTGACTCAATGGGGCAGATCGTAGGCGTGGTGCACAGCCATCCGGGCTTACCTCCGACAGCGAGTCAGGCCGACCGCGTGGCTTGTGAAGCCAGTGGTTTGCCTTGGCACATCATCAGTTTTCCCAGTGGTCAATGGTCGCAAATTCAGCCTTCTGGCTATGTCGCACCGCTTGTGGGGCGTGAATGGTCTCACGGTGTTCTTGACTGTTACGCGTTACTGCGGGACTGGTTCCAGTCGGAGCGTGGGGTTGTGCTTCCAAACTTCGTGCGCTTTGATGATTGGTGGAAACGTGGTGAGAACTTGTACATCGACAACTTCGAAAAAGTAGGTTTTACGCAAGTGAAGCCAGAAGAAATCCAAATGGGCGATTGCATCTTGATGCAGGTTGCTTCGCCTGTGCCCAATCACGCCGCCGTCTATCTCGGGGATGGACTGATCCTGCATCACTTGCAGGGACGTCTTTCCAGCCGCGATATCTATGGTGGGTACTGGCAAAAAGTTACAACGCACGTCATTCGATATGGTCACAGTCATACTTCTCGGTGAACTCGGACGCAGCTTTGGGCGCAGGCATACCCTTGCCATTTCATCAGCCGCAGAAGCGATTCGCGCGCTTAGTGCCAACTTTCCATCCTTTGAGAGGGAGTTGGTTGCGTCCGGTGAACGCGGGGTTGGCTACCGGGTGCTTGCTGGCCGAGATTCACTTAATTTGGAGCGATTGCACGAGCCCACCGGCTCCCAGCGCATCACGATTGCGCCGGTATTGTCTGGCGCTGGCGGAGATGGTTTGGGGCAAATCTTGCTTGGCGCAGCATTGCTTGCCGTCGCATGGTGGAACCCACTTGGCTGGGCTGCATCGGGTGCATTTCTGTCTCAGGCCACGCTCTATTCGGTGGGCACAGCCATGATTCTTGGCGGTGTTGCGCAGATGATTGCACCCACACCCAAAGCAACTGAACCATCTGAGCGTCCAGAAAACAAGCCAAGCTACAGCTTCAACGGTGCAGTCAACACGACGGCACAGGGTCACCCCGTGCCTGTGGGTTATGGTCGATTGATTGTGGGCTCGGCTGTGATCAGTGCAGGTATTGATGTCGACGAGATTCCTGCATGACTGAACTAATCATCGGCGCAGGAGGTGGTGGCAAAGGGGGCGGAGGTGCTAGCGCACGCGTAGCCCAAGAAGCGCCTGACAGCTTACGCTCCAAAGCCTATGCACGGGTTGTTGATCTCATTTCCGAGGGAGAGATTGAGGGCTTGGTCGATGGGCTCCAATCGGTATATCTGGACGACACGCCCATACAGAACGCCGACGGTACAACCAATTTTTCTGGCGTAACGCTTGAGACCAGAGATGGCACACAGCAGCAAAGCTACGTACCTGGGTTCTCTTCTGTCGAAAACGAGGTACCCGTTGGCGTTGAGATCAAGGCGAGCCAGCCTGTGGTTCGCTCAATCACTGATCCTGATGTAGACGCAGTCAGGATTAAGGTGAGCGTTGGGCAACTGACCAACCAAGACACGACCAATGGAGATCTGAACGGAAGCGCTGTATCGTTTTCCATCGATCGGCAGGTCAGCGGCGGCGGGTTTGTCGAAGTAATAAACGACACGATCTCAGGTAAGACCACGACCAAGTACCAGCGCAGTTACTACGTGCCGCTAACCGGTAACGGCCCGTGGGAAATTCGTGTTCGGCGTGTCACGGCGGATTCAACCTCCAGCGCCATCCAGAACAAGACCTACCTTGACTCCTACACCGAAGTTGTTGAGAGCAAGCTGCGCTATCCCAACAGCGCCTTGGTTGCGTTGAGGGTAGATGCTTCGCAGTTTTCGGCCATCCCTCGGCGCAGCTACGACATGAAACTGCTGCGTGTCCGTGTGCCGGTGAACTATGACCCTGGTACACGAACCTACAGTGGCGTGTGGAACGGAAACTTCAAAATCGCATGGACAGACAACCCTGCGTGGTGTTTTTATGACCTGGTCACCAGTACCCGGTACGGCTTGGGTGGATACATCCCTGAGTCACAGGTCGACAAATGGGCGCTTTACCGAGTAGCGCAGTACTGTGACCAGTTGGTTCCTAACGGGCTTGGGGGCTTTGAGCCACGCTTTACCTGTAACTTGTATCTTCAGACGCGCGAGCAGGCTTACAAGGTTGTTCAGGACATGGCCTCGATTTTTCGAGGCATGGTGTATTGGTCGGGTGGAGCAATCACTGTCACGCAGGACGCACCCAGTGATGCGGTTTACCAGTTCGCCCCCGGCAACGTGGTGGACGGAGAGTTTGCCTACCAAGGGTCTTCAGCTAAAGCTCGTCACACCGTGGCGCTCGTGACCTGGAATGATCCAGATGATTTCTACCGTCAGAAGGTTGAATATGTCGAAGATGCCGCAGGTATCGCCCGTTATGGGATTGTGCAAAGCGATGTAGTTGCACTCGGTTGCACTGCTCGAGGTCAAGCCCACCGGGTGGGCAAGTGGCTTTTGTTCTCCGAGCAATCTGAGTCAGAAATTGTCACTTTCCGAACGGGCCTTGAAGGTGCAGTGGTGCGTCCAGGCGACATCATCAAGGTCGCTGATCCTGTTCGCGGCGGTATGCGCTTGGGTGGTCGGATCGCCGCTGCAACGGCTAGCACGGTCACGCTCGACCAAGAGTTGCCAGCTGATTTACCTTGGCGACTCGCGGTCGTTTTGCCGAATGGAACTGTCGAGGAGCGACTGGTGGGGCCTGTATCCGGTCGCACTCTGACAGTGACGATACCGTTCAGCTCGGTCCCCCAAGTTGATGCAATTTGGATGTTGGCATCCTCAATCATTGAGCCGCAGCTTTTTAGGGTGGTGTCTGTCGCTGAGCGCGATCCGGGTGTCCATGAAGTTACGGCACTGGCGCACAACCCCAGCAAATACGCAGCGATTGAAGAAGGTCTGGCACTTCAGCCACGCTCGATTACTGTTCTTTCGGACATTCCTCCACCGCCTACGGGGTTGGCAATGCAAGAGAGTCTTTATAGGGTGAAAGACCAGGCTCAAGTCTTGGTTCAGGTCTCATGGACCGAGGTTCAAACTGCCATTGCCTACCGCCTGTCTTATCGGGTCGCAGGCGGAAACTTCGTAAGCCTGCCACTGACCAGCGCAAACTACGCTGAAATTCGTGACGCTCAAGAGGGGCAGTACGAGTTCAGTCTGAGAGCCATTGGCATCACCCGTAAGGAGAGCATTCCCGCAACCCTCAGCGGGGTAGTGCTGGGTAAGACGTTGCCGCCATCGGACGTCACTGGATTTACGGTCCAGCGCAGAGTTTCAGACTTGATGATTGCCTGGGATGAACTGCAAGATGCTGACCTCTCAGGATACGAGGTGCGCGTGGGGGCAGGTTGGGATGACGCTCAACTTGTGGCCAAGACGTCAGGTACTCAGATGTTGCATGATCAAAGTGCAGCAGGTCAGTACCCGTATCACATTCGTGCGATTGATACCTCTGGAAATTACAGCGCACACGTCACAACCTTTGTTCTGAATTTACTTGCTCCGAGTACGGTTCGGCAGTTCGATGTTGTGCAATCGGCCAATCGTTTGGAATTTCGCTGGCAACCTAACCCTGAGCCAGAGGTGGTGGGCTATGAGTTACGCGAAGGGGCGGCTTGGGACGCTTCGCTATTTGTTGCCGAGGTCAAATCCACCAGCTACACGCTGCCTTCCGGTTTTGATGGCGAACGTAAGTTTTGGATCAAAGCAATTGCGTCACCTGGGATTTACAGCGACACGCCGACCTTTGTCTCGACGGTGGTGACCCAACCTCAAAACGCAAATCTGATCCTCGCACGCGATGAGCAGGCTTTAGGGTTCCCTGGTACCAAGCACTTCGCATCGGTCGTCTCGGTCAATGGCCGCAATGTGCTGCGCATGAGCACAGGTGCTCAGACGGCTGAGTATCTGTTTGAGTTGGACTTGGTCTCACCCATCCGTGCTCAGAACACGCTGCTCAACAGTTTGGGTGCATCGGTTGATGACCGTACAACATGGCTGGAGGCTAACTTTCCTTGGGCAAGTGATGCTGCCAAACGCCAATGGGCATATGACGGTGCAATTGCCAACGTGGATGCGCGGTTTCAAATTGCGCGTGAAGATGCGCTGCAAGCTGGAGAAATTTACGGCTGGCGGCTTAATGGTTCCACTGGCGGCCTTGGTAACCCGTTGCTAAGCCAAGCAGCAAGCGTGAGTTACGCCGCAGGTCGGTATGGCGACGGGCTGATGGTCAAGGACACGACCCGAGTCGCTTGGAGTGTGAGTATTCCAGACGTCTTTCACACGTCATTCTGGTTTGCGCCTTCTGAGATTACAACTTGTGTCATCTGGGCTGCGACAGGCTCATCGGGGCAACTGCTCGTGGGATATGACGCTTCAAATGCCTCCTTTTTCTTGGAGGACCATCTCGCAAGGCGAGTGAGTGTGGCGTTCTCTGTATCCATTACGGACCGGATTTGTCTTGGTGTTTGTCAAACGGCCAGCGAGCGCCGACTCTTTGCAGGACGAATGGGTGGTGATGTCGATTCGGCGAGCGCTGCAATAGCGCCGGTCGGCACCTTTACAAGCCTGCGTTTGTACTAGATCTAGCTCAACAAAATTTCACCCAACCGTGGCGCTGCTCTCGCAAGAGGCGGCGTCATTTTTTTTAAATGAGGACTTTTATGATCCAAGAATCTATGCAGCTTTATGGCGCGATGACTCTCATCGTGCACCGTTCTAACGGCGAGGTTGAAACTGTTCACAAGGACAACATCATCGTCAACGTGGGCTTCGACTTTATTGCCGATGCCATTGGAAAGTCTGTCAGTCGTCCTAACGTGATGGGCTTTATTGCCCTTGGCACAGGGACTACCGCAGCCGCAGCAACACAGTCGGCGCTGGTGACAGAACTCGATCGCAACGCTGCGACCTACGCCCATACTGCTGGCACCAAAACATTTACTTTCACAGCTGATTTCCTGGCTGGTGATGGGACCGGTGCAATCACAGAGGCAGGGGTATTCAACGCAGCGTCAGCTGGCATCATGTTTGACCGAGTGGTGTTCCCTGTGGTCAATAAAGGTGCTGATGACAGCCTGACCGCCGTTTTCACCTTCACGATGAGCTGATCGTCATGCCCGAAACGGTGACGGTTACTGAAACCCAGGGGTCTCGATACACCTGGGCTTCGGCTGGATTCACATGGTCAAGTGCCAGTGCAGGCAAAAGCTGGACTGCAGCCTATCCTGCGGTTTACAGCATTGCTGTAGCTGCAACGCTTGCCTTCATCGAAGCTGGATCGCGAAGCTGGACAAAGCGTTCTAGTGAGAGCCTTCCAATTTCAGAAGGGCGAAAAAACATATTCACCTTGCGTGAGTCTGAGTCGGTTGGGTTCTCTGAAACCTACTCAGACCTCATCGCTTTTGTGTTGCGTTGGGTTGAATCGATGGCCTTTGCAGAAGGCGTTGCAAAGAACAATAAAAAGCAAATTGTGGAGTCATTTCAGTCTGCTGACTACCTTGCGAATGCACTCACAAAAACCAACAATGAAAGCCTTGCATGGTCCGATTCACTACGCCAAAACAGTATTAAGCGTCTGGCTGAAGTTCTGCCCATCTCTGAATCCATTCAAAAGTTAATCGCTAAAAACAGATCTGAGGCTTTTGGACTCAACGACGATCTTGACCGGGCGATCACAAAGCAGGTTGCAGAGGCGATTGCGTTTGCTGAAACCTACACAGACCTCATTGCCTTTGTCCTGCGAGTTAGCGAAGGCCTCGGCGTTAGCGATTTAGGCGCTAAGCAGGTAAGAAAGCCACTGAGCGAATCCTTTAGCACGTCCGACAAGGTGACTCGCCAAGCGATCAAGCGAGTTGCCGAAGCCGTGGCCATCGGCGAGGCCCTGGGCAGGACGGTGGCATACCGGCGCAACCTCACTGATGGTTTCGGTGTGTCTGATGCACTGCGAAAAGCTTTGAGGCTGACTGCTCGAGAGGCGTTACTTCTTGCCGAGCAGTACCGCAGGCATGCCAATGGCGTTATCAGCGACATGATTGTTGCCAGCGGTGAGATCACTGAAGATGACTTTGCAGCCATCGTTCAGTCTGGACATCCACCGGGCTACACCGACTTTCGAGATTTCATTCAGGGTGACTACACCTACCGGCGCGCTTTATTTCGTGCGATCTTGAACTCAAGAAACTCAGACCGAGGGTTCATTGATGCCCTGAGAGTAACGGTGGACGTACCCGACATCTTTGATCGTGGAACAGCTCAGATTACCGACGCAGCTGTCGGTGTCGCGATTACCTTCACGCGCTCATTTCGAGTTCCCCCCGAAGTGACTATGACCCACAAGGGAGGAACGGTCGTGGCAATAGCGCGGCTAGTTGGCTCCATCACAACAGGCGGCTTTACAGCTGTTCTGGAAAACACGTCCGGCACTCGAGTTGCCGGTTCTTTCACTTGGATTGCACAGGGGTACTAGATGCAAAACTTTACCGACATTCCGTCGTCGCGCTCGCTTTCAGATTCGCTCATTGAGATTTTGAACAACGACAAGACCGGAATTTCTTGCAATAGTGGAACCACATTTCCGACTACAAATCAGCAAGTTGGAATGCTCTGCTACCGCACAGATCAATTGAAGCTATACCTGTTGATCGGAGTCAACCCCGATAACTGGCGTTTCATCATGGACTTGTCCAGTGGGATCGACTCCCAGTTCGCGACCAAGCTCAATGCCGCTTATTACACCGCTGCCGATGTTTTAGCGAAGCTCCTTACCGTTGATGGGGCGGGAACTGGGCTAGATGCTGACCTGCTTGATGGTCAACAGGCTAGTGCATTTGCCTCAAGCACTCATAACCATAACGCGACATACCTTGGTATCACTGCCAAAGCCTCAGACGCTGACAAGCTCGATGGCTATGACTCAACGGCTTTTGTAAGGTCGGTAAATGGTGCCGGGCCTGACGCTGCTGGCAATGCGACTGTCAACATTGATCTGTCTAGCCGCGTTGCCAAGACCGGCGACACGATGACGGGGAACCTGACGATACAGAACACCGCCCCGACCATCAACATGCAGGACACGGATAACGTGACCCGCTCCCTGCACGTGAACAGCAACCTGATGGGATTTCTTAATAGCGGCGGTGGCTGGGATATGTATGCAAATAACAGCGGACAAGTTTGGGCTGCGAATTACGGATGGCTACACGACTATTTCATTTCCTCTGTTTCCAATTGTCTACGTTCCACATCGGAGCCCTCTGGTGCATATGGCTACTACTACGCAAGCAGCCAAGAGGTTGGCAACGTATCAATGAACGGTAATACCGGCAACTGTCACCCAGGGTGGACTGGCATCACTAATTGCTACGGCATTGCTGCAGCTAACGGCGTCCTTTTTGTGCACGACACAGAGCTTGTTGATAACGGTTCTTCTGTCGGAATTAGAAAGGTGCGTCGCTTCTTTAATTGCGCCTGTAACTGTGACTGCACCTGCTGCTAAGGAGAAATCATGAAGGTATTTGCTACCCAAGAACGCAACGAGGATTTTGCTGTAGATATGCGCCTTGAGGATGAGGTTTTACATGTCTTGTGCCGTCATGCATTGCCAGCAGTCAATATTGATGGCGAGTCAAATATGAGCGAAAGTGTTGTGGAAATTCGTGGTGACTGGCTGATTCACGGAGAGGTGTTGCTCGACGAGGCAATTAATCTCTCGCAGTTGCGCAACATGCCGGATTTTCACGACCATGCGGCGTTCTGCTTTTATCGCCCGATCGGTATCCGAAAGGAGGAGGTGTCTAACGTTCACAAACAGCCAGTCAATCTCTTCATGATGACTTCAAGCTCGAAGATGACTGGGCCGCAATTCCATGACAACGTCTCTGGCCTACATCCATTTATCAATGTGCTTATACCCTTCAAGGACTCTCTTTTCGAAGATTGGATGATTGGTCTCAATGTGTATGACCCGAAGCTAGTTGAAGTCTCTGGCGATCTTCAAATTTTCCCCTGTGCTGGCCTTGACGTAGTTCGTCGGCTCGAGTTGCCAGAGGTGCGTTTCCAGCAGTCCCAAGCTACATCCAGCCCTGACGGCACTGTCGAAATATGTTTCTACCTTAGTGACGCCGATGGTCAGCCAATTACAGGCCATGATGCAGAGGTTTATCTTGACACTACCGGCGGCGCACTGAGTCTGTATCGTGTGATGACGCAAGGCGGACGTGGTCGTACTCTGTTTCGCGCTTTAGACCTCCAGGTTGGTGAAGCCGCAAAGATCAAATGCGGATTTAAGTATTTCAGCGGTACCGACGATTGTTTTGTGAAGGTGGTCTGATGCTCAGGATGCTATGGCCAATTCGCGTCGGAGCTTGGCTTTCGCCGTTCGACGGGGAGTTTCTGGCCGGTTTGCGCGACGAACTTCTTGAGGCACACCAATCTTTCTCTACAGGGCCTGAGATCTGGGAGCGATTGCCTCACAACCTCGCAGATCTGCCGACCCCGCGTATGCGAGCCGCTATCGATTGGACTGGTGCCTGTGTACGCGAATACACAGACCAGCCGCTGAAAACTCTCCACTTCGACAGCAGAGAACTTGTTCGCGTGCCAGGTCAGGAAATCCTGCATCACACCGACCGAGACGAGGGGGACCTAACCGCACAGTTCTTTCTTGATGGACTTAATCCACCCCTCGGTGTTTCTTGGGATGACATCAACAGGTTCGGTGAGAACGCTTTTCACCTCGATGACCCGTCCATGTTTGGATCCGAGCGTCGCATGCCCTGGGACCAGTTTCAGCGCTGCTGGGTACTTCCGTTCAAGGGTTTGATAGTGCTTTATCCATCTCGCCTCCCGCATGCTCAACGCCCTTACATGGGCGAAGACCGATTCGTGCAATTACTCATCAACATAAAGGTTTCCCTATGAGTCAATTTCTCATTCACACCCAAGCACCGGACGGAAGCCAACATCGCTTTATCTATGACTCCGCTGAATCCACTCTAACCACTCAGAGTGGTAAGCCGGTCGTGCCGTTCATGGTATCGAGCAGTGCGAGCAAGGCCATCATCGTGAGCCGTGACGTGCCAGTCGGTAAGTCACGCACACCCAAGACACTGAAGATTTCGCTGGGCTTGTCGTGCAATTACGAGTGTAGCTATTGCTCCCAGAGATTCGTGCCACACGCAGATGAAACGAACAAGAGTGATGTTCAGCCTTTCCTCGATGGGCTAGATGAATGGGTCAAGGAGCCGCCCGACTGCGTTGAATTCTGGGGTGGAGAGCCGCTTGTCTATTGGAAGACCCTAAAACCGTTAGCAGAGGCTCTGCGCAATAAGTGGAGTAAGGTTCCTTTTCAGATCATCACAAACGGTTCGCTTTTAACCCCAGAGATCAGCCTTTGGCTTGATGACATCGGTTTTCAAGTTGGTCTGAGCCACGACGGTCCTGGTTACCACGCTCGAGGAGTTGATCCGCTAGATGATCCGGAAAAGCGAGCCAACATTCTTGACCTATGGCTGCGCCTTCGGCCTAAAGGGCGCATGAGCATCAATGCCATGTTGCATAAGGACAACTTGTCGCGTGCCGCCGTGCAAGAATTTCTCACCGGTGTCTTTGGCGAAGAAGTTGGCATAGGTGAAGGCAGTTTCATTGATCCCTACGATGAGGGCGGACTGGCATCTTCTCTTTTAAGTGACGATAAACATATTGAGTTTCGTCGGATTGCATTTAATGATTTAAGACAGGGATTTGCCAGCAAGTTTCATATTGCGGGGGGAAAGATTCAGGATTTCATTCACTCTCTGCGCACACGTCGTCCTTTGACATCAATCGGCCAGAAGTGCGCGATGGATAACACTGAGAACATTGCCGTCGACCTGAAGGGTAATGTCTTGACTTGCCAAAATGTGAGCGCCACATCAATCGCTCCGAACGGGGAGAGCCACAAGATTGGTCATGTAAGCGAGTTCGACAATATCGAGCTTAAAACATCGACCCACTGGAGTAGGCGAGATGAGTGCCCGACGTGTCCTGTTATCCAGTTGTGCAAAGGCAGTTGCATGTTCCTTGAGGGACCACTCTGGGAGGCTGGCTGCAACAATGCCTATAGCGACAACATTGCCTTTTTTGCTGCTGCCATCGAGTTTCTTACCGGTTGTGTGCCGGTTTACATCGATGGCCCGCAACGTGATGACCGCAAGGATATCTTTGGTCTGCTTCGTATGGATCAGGCGAAACCGAGTGAATCTCAACCCAAGCCATTTCCAATTCGAGTCGTAACAGCATAAGAAAAACCAATCCATTTGCCCGCCTGGTCTTTGCCAGTGCGGGCTTTTTCTTTTGGAGATCGCCATGAATGATGAAACTCAGCAGCCCTCGGTACTAAGCATGAGGCAGGAGGATCTAGATGAGTTGCTTACCCGCGCCGCCGAACGAGGGGCCGAGCGCGCGTTGGCCTGCCTTGGCCTTGAAAACGGACACGCTGCCCGCGATATCCGCGATTTGCGGGGGCTCATCGATGCCTGGCGTGAAGCGCGCCGAACTGTCTGGCAAACCACGGTCAAGGTTCTGACCACCGGTGTGCTTGCTGCACTTTTGGTTGGAATCGCCATCAAGTTGCGTCTGATGGGAGGTCCCCAATGATCGAGACACTATTGGGTGGCTTGCTAGGTGGTGCGTTCCGCCTGGCTCCTGAGGTCTTGAAATGGTTTGACCGCCAAGGTGAACGTGGCCACGAGTTGGCCATGCAGGACAAGGCGCTCGAGTTTGAAAAGCTGCGTGGTGCGCAGCACATGTCCGAGCTAGGTGCGGCTGCCAACGGCGCTTGGAACACCGGCGTAATCGAAACTCTGCGCGATGCCGTGCGTGCCCAGGGCGAAAAAACTGGGTTGGGATGGGCAGATGCGCTTTCCAGCTCTGTGCGCCCAGTGATTACCTACTGGTTCATGGCTCTGTATTGTGCGGCGAAGACGGCAGCATTTGCGGCGGCTTTGTCTGCCGGTGCCGACTGGGGTACAGCAGTTCTGCACGCTTGGACTGAAGCCGATCAGGCGCTATGGGCTGGGGTGCTGAACTTCTGGTTTTTGGGCCGCGTGTTTGACAAAGTTCGACCATGATCGAAGTGCCCCAGGCAGCAATCGATTTGGCTAAGCGGTTCGAAGGGTTTTGCCGTGTGCCCAAAAGTGATCCAGGACGGGCATATCCATATATTTGCCCCGCCGGGTTTTGGACGATCGGGTATGGTCATCTTTGCGATGCCAAGCATCTACCGATCACCATGGAAGAGGGCGAGTCTTACCTTGCTGCCGACATGGCAAACGCTTTGAGCGCAACGCTTCGCTTCTGTCCGGTACTTGCGAGTGAGCCAGAGGAACGGCTTGCGGCCATTGTGGACTTCACCTTTAACCTCGGGCCGGGTCGTTTGCAGGCGTCGACGCTCAGGCGGCGAGTCAATCAGCGGGATTGGGCGGGTACGGCGCAGGAGTTGCGTCGCTGGATTTACGGGGGCGGTAAAGTGCTGCCGGGTCTAGTACTCAGGCGGGAGGCAGAGACTTTGCTGCTTTTTTGAGCAATCTGTTGTTCTCTTTTTTGCCGATCCATCCACCTAATAGCGCCCTGGGCGAGGATGGCACCAATGATGGCCATAGGGCTTGGTTCAGACCTTGAATAGATTTCCTCTTGTGTGTGGGCTTGCAT